TATAATTTCCATTAGTGGTTCAACAATAGTAAATCCAACATCAGGATTAAATTCACCTTCAGCAAAACCTGTAAACGTAATTACTCTTGCAATTGCTTCAACAGGGACTCCTGCATCTAGCATAATTACAATCTCTTCTACAGACTGAGGTTGAGTTAGTCTTGTAAATAAATTTTCTAATAACATTTCAACATCTGTATTTTTTGGCGGATGTTCCCAAGGATAATTTCCTGGTGTATCTGTTAAAGATTGACCAGGAACTGGTGCATTAAATGGATCTATATCTGCTAGTCCTGTTGTGTCTGATGTAAGTCTCATTATGCTTTACCTATCATTGCTCTGTCATACAGAAATTGTTTAACTCTATCATTATGTCTTTTTCTAATAGTTTTTGGATCTTGTACTTCTATTTTACTTGGACCTTGAGCCATTCCTGGTCTATAAGTTCTTAGTCCTACTAATTTATTTCCAAAAAATGGTTTTCTAACTTCAGATAATTCTTTCATTTCTTTATATGCTTGTAAAATACTACCTTCATCTTTGTCTCTTCCTTTTAAAACATCAGCTATTTTTTGTCGTGTTGATCTTTTTTTCTGTGGTTCATATTTTTTTTCTACTTCTCTTGGATATCTACCACCAGAACGATCGTCATCGCCTCCACCAGTTACACTGTAAGTTCTATACGTATTACTAAAATTTCTAACAATATTTCTAGAGGCGTTATCAAATATATTTTTTACATTTCTTGCCATTTATTATCTCCTAAATTAAGATTCATCTAAAATTTCACCAAATATTCTCATACCAAACTGACCAAGCATAGCATAGAGTGCAGCTTTTTGTGCTTCATTTTGTAAATCAAAAGCTGTTGTTCTTTCTAGTGCAGCTACTGCTAAGTTATGATTTCTGTTGTATTCATTCTCTGATGATGAATTAACCCATGATGCTTCGTCTCTCCATTGTTGCCATAAAGATGATAATGCAAAGTTACTTAAATTTAATAAGTTTATTGCATTTGTTTCATTAGCAGCATTAACAGAAGCTGTGTTAGCAGTATTAATTTGTCTTCTCCAAGTCACATTTGATTGATCTATAACTCTTTGATTCTCAATATTAAATCTTTGTCTTTGATCTTCAAGTGTTGAATTAAATTGATTAATTGCAGCTTGTCTTTGTGAATTTGCATCAGCAATCGCTGTAGCATTTTTAGCATTTAAGGCTTCAACTTTATTTTGTTCTGCAATATTAAACTGAGTTAATGCATCAGATCTTTGTGCGTTTTGCTGTTGTATGTTTGAATTTAATGAATTGTAAAATTGATTTACTTGATTTTGACTTGAAGCATTAAACTGTAATGCAGCATTTCTTGCAGCGTTATCAGTTAAAAGTTGCTGTTGTTGTGCCTGTAAATTTTGTAAGTTAGCTTGTTGTTCATTAGACAAGTTTGCCATATCCATTTGTAAATATGCTTGTGCATTTATTACAGCAGCTTGCTGGTTATTAGCTAAGTTTTGAAAAATAGTATCTCTGTATACTTGTGCATCTTGAGCAGCAATAGGTACAGAAGATTTTAGTATACCTTCTGCTAATGCTTCTGCTAACATTGTAGACGCACCTAAACCCCTAGCTTGCATAGTTGCTTTTGCAGCTTCAGCAGCTCCTCTAGCAAATGCAGGTAATGGTGAACCTGTAGATAATGATTGTTGAATATCTGTTGATATGTTTTCTAATTGACCTTGAACTGTTGCTCTAGGGTCTATACTAGCCAGTGATTGAGTGGCTGCAGTCATAGGATTTGTAACTGTTCCTTGAGCAGCTGTCATAGTAGGTGCTGTGCCAATTGTTGCTGCACTAAATTGTGCTGCACTTGCTGGAGTTACCGTAGATACCTGTTGTGAAGTTCCTGTAGAACTTGCGGCAGCTGCAGGTGCAGTTGCAGCAGGTGCTAACGCAGCAATAGTTCCAGTAACACCTGGAGTTGACATTAATTCATTTTGTTGTACACTTTGTCCTGTAGGTGTAATTGCTGCACCTTGAGGAAGAGTAGGTGTATTTAATAACGACTGAATTAAAGAAACTGCAGAATTACTACCTGTTTGTTCTGTTTGAGAAGGTGTGATTGCACCTTTTTCAAGTAGTGTTGTTTGTGGTGTTGTTGCCATTATACTTTTCCTTGTCCTTTATATTTTGCTTTATGCATTCTTCGTTTTGATTTGTTAGGTGACTTTGCGTGTCTACCTGGTCTTTTTCTTCTTGTTTTTTTTACAAAATTATTTACACCAAATATAGACTTTTTCTTAGCCATTATGGTTTAGTTGGCCATGTAGCATTTTCACATTTTTCAACAGTGTCTTTACCATCAGGTAAATCTCTAAGTGACTGTCTATAAGTTCTCATGTCATCTGAAAGTGTATTATCAGATAATGCTAAATAATCTGTTTCAGCTAAGAGTCTATTTCTTTTAGCTCTAAGATCAGCTAAAGCTCTAGCAGGAGCAGCATCTGCCCACGCTTGTTCTTCAGCATCTCTTGCAGCTTCTTCCTCTGCTGTAAATTGAACTTGTTGACCGTTTATATTATGATATCTTGGCATTCCTTGCTCCTTTGTTTTTGTGTATCATTTTTAAGATATCCCGTAAAGGGATATTGTTCCGCTATCGATATTACCACTACTAAATTTAAATTGCACTGTTGTTAAAGCTGTTGTTGTATTAATATAGCCAGCACAAAATAAATCTGTTGAATAATCACTACCATTATAACCATGTGATCTTGCTATGAAATGCTTAATGTGAGTTGTGCTAGAGGGCTCAAAAATATGAAGAATACCAGAACAACTTTCATCATTACCATTACCCACTGAATCTACTAAAGTTTGAAATGCTGTACCTTGTGCTTGATCTTGTCCAGTTACATATTGTACTGCTGTAGTAGATCCATCTTCAGTTTGATAGGAAGCAAAGTAAGTAGATGTAATGGTTTGATTATAATTCGTGTTACTTGCTGTATCTGCTTGAAAACTAAAATTAGCGTTATCGGTTGCAGGATGAATATTATTAAATATAAAAACATATTCTTTATATGTTCCATCAAAAACAACATCTGAACTTCCGTTTACAAAACTTAAAGTACCACTAGAACTTGCTGTTAGTTTTTTAATAAAGACCATAGAGTCACCTGCTACAGATCCAAAAGTGGTAACCGATCTAACTGCTCTATCATTTAAAGTAACTAAACTCATTATGAATCCTTTATTCCATAAAGTTTAATCGTGCCAGAATCAATATTGCCACTGGACATTTTAAATTGAAATCTAGTTATAGCTGTTGTGGTATTAAAGTATCCACCCACAAATACTTCTGATGTATAATTACTTTGTTCATAACAATTTGTATTAGACATAAAATGTTTAACAAACGTTGTAGATGCAGGAGAAAATACATGCATCGTTCCTGCAATACATTGATCATTATCAGTTCCTGTTCTATCTGCAATATAGATAAAGTCTGTGCTTTGTGCTTCATCATAGCTTGTATTATATGTTAATGTTCCATTTGATCCATCTTCTCCATGATAAGCGGTAAAATATGTTGTGGTTGCAGTTTGATTATAATTAGTATTAGTTCCAGTATCAGCTTGAAATGTTAAAAATGTTTGATCAGTTGCAGGATGAATATCAATAAATTTAAACATGTAAGCAGGATATGTAGCATCAATGTCTGATGTAAAAGATATTGTCGCTGAACTTGATGCAGTTTGTGTAGATAACAAAACCATAGTTTTAGTGACACTTGCTAAATCTGTTACATTTTGAAGACTTCTATTGTTATAAGTTACAATTGACATTAAGCTACTCCATAAAGTTTAATTGTGCCAGAGTCGATATTGCCTGACGACATAACAAATTTAACTGCATCAATAGCAGAAGTGGTATTACAATATCCAGCCACGTATGGAACTCTCACACTATCATCATCTTGATTACCACTTGTAATAGCCATAAAATGTTTAACAAATGAGGTACTGGCAGGGTTAAATAAATGTAAAGTTCCACTAGCATTTTGATCTGCGTCTGCACCAAAAGCGTTCATTAATTTTTGATTACTTGTGCTTTGTGCTAAATCTTGAGCAGTTTCATAAGACACACTTGCTGAACTACCATTTTCATAATGATTTGCTCTAAAAAAAGTAGTAGTTTTTGTTACATTATAGTTTGATCCACCATCTATACTAAAGTTAACTTCAAAATTAACATTGTCTGTTTGTGGATGAATATTAATATATTTAAATACATAACACTTATAGGTGCTATCAAGTCCAGAAGTAAACTCTATGCTAGCACTACTTGATGCTGTTTGAGTTGATAATAAAACTAACGTGCCTGCACTCACCCCTGAAGGTAAAGCTGTGATTGAAGCCATCGATCTGTTATTACATACATTGATCGACATAAAGTTATACTCCTATCAGTGCTTTAATTTCTTCTTCGGTTAAACCTAAGTCTATTAGTTTTTGTTTTCCTGATGCTTTAAGTGAATTTTTAGCAGTATCATCATTATACTTAGATTGTACTTCTGCTTTTAAATCATTAAATTTAGCTTCTTCTGTAGTAGTTAATTCTACTGTTTCTTGTTCACCTGTTTGTACGTTTACTCTTAATTCTTTTACCATATTTAATCCTATAAATACATTATGTTTAAAGTACCTGCATCTAAAGCACCTGAAGATGATTGTACTTGTATTTGTGTTAAAACTGAAGATAAACTTTTTGAACCAGCAGCATGACCTATGTAACTACTTGCTCCAGCTTGTGATGAAATAGCATAAATATGATTAGTTGTATCTATAGCTGTAATAAAAACTATTCCATATACAGTAGTTGAGTTAGGTGCAGAATAATAAAAAGTATGTCCGTTCGTATAATTTGCTCCTCCTATACCACCACCTGATCCAGTATAAACTACGTTACTTGTGTATCCTGAAGTTTCTAGTCCACCACTATCTCCAAGAATTACTTTTAAATCAGCATTACCACTATGATTATGAGATAGTCCTGAAAAACTTATCATAATTAATCTTGCTGTTGAAGGTATGCTTGAAAAAGTTACATTTGATCCACTTGCAGTAACTGGAGTACCTAAAGTAAAACTACCAACACCAGATGCTAATTTAGCAGCAGTAACAGCATTATCTTGTATGCTAGCAGTTGCCACAGTATCATCTGAAGGTGCTCCAATATTTAAAACATCTCCTAATAAAATTACAAAATCAATAACGTCACCTGTTGCTAAGTTACTAGCAAAAGTTAAAGTTGAACCTGATATTGTAAATGATGACCCAGGTTTTTGTAGAACACCATTTAAACTAACTAATATATGATTAGCTGTTTCTGGTTCTACATTAGCAGATCCAACTTGTAAAGTGTACGCTGCTTGTCCGTTGACTACGGATATAGCATCGCAAACTTGAAAGTTCCCTACAATTGGTTGTTTTCCTATAAATGGCATAATATTGTTTTTACTCCTTTTTGTTTTACATTACAAGGCAATATAACCTACCTTGCGTTATTTGGTACGCCGTTAGAATTTACAAAGGGTGACTCTGCAAATGCCGCATAAATAAATGTAGCACCACTTGCATTTCTATCAGTATTAGAGTTTCTCATTTTAAATCCATTTGATAATAAATCTCTATCTGTAAAACTTGCTTCTGCACCAGAATCATCAGGTAATAAATAATTACTTGTAACATTAAAAGGACTTCTTTTGTTATCTATTAAAACCCAATGACCAGTTGATGATGTTTTTTTTACAAAAACCCAAGCAGGTTTAAATCCAGTATAAACAAATGTACCATCTGCATTTCCGTTACCTGTGTATGTGCCAAATTTGCTATAACCTTTTTTTGCAGCAAAACAATAAGCAACATAATTTTGACCACTTGTACCTGTTAAACCACCATTCCCTGATACAAAAACAGAACTTGTTGTTCCAGTATTAACAGTATCATTAAAACCAGCACTTCCAGCAAAAACAGCATTTGTTAAATTTAATTGTAAAACTTCGTTGTTACCTAGTGTATCAGGTAAAGCTACGCACCAATGATTAGTTCCATTTCTTTCTTTAACAATAATCAAACTTGGTTTTGCTCCAAGACCATGACCCACTGTATCTGTTGCAGTAGAAGTAGCAGTATAGGTAACGATACTAAAACCAGCAGTTTGATTTGCACTTACTGAACTTGTAATATCACCATCACTGTTTGATGATGCAGAACCACCAGCTTTCCAATTCCATGCTACATAAGTTGCACTGTTTTGATTCCAGTATGCTTTATCACCTGATGCTTCTGATCCATCTTCAACTCTAAAACCATCTGATAAAAATGCACTTAAAAAACCAAAACGATCTTGTGCATTAGATCCTTCAATACCATTAGTGCTAGACGCTAACTCTCCGTTTTCACCAGCACCTCTAACAACATCTAATAAATTGTGACCAGCCGCATCATCTCTACGTTTACCCCAGACCCAATCAGGTTGAAAGCCTACGCCAGTTATATCCCTAGAATCAGCATCATCACCTGTCCATGTTAAGGTGTTAAAATAAATTGTTGGATCATCAATAGTTGT